TTACCAGCCCGACCTTCTCTAACATCTTTCATAGCTGAACCTTGACCTTTAGGAACAGGATTTTCTACCATATCCTCTTTTTCCATTCTTTCAGCTTCTTTTCTTCTTGGGCCTGTTCCAGCAAGTAGATCAGAGTCTTCTCCTACTCTAGACTTACCCTTTTTAGAAACACCTTGTTGACTAAACAAAGCACCTCCAGTTGTACTATCTTTCTTTTTTGATACAGGTTTACGTTTTTTAGTAAAAGATTTAATAATTTTTCCAACCATTGTTTTAACTCCTTACCTTTCCGTAACCCCGTTGGGCTGCACCACAGCCAATAGGTCCACCTTTTTTCTTGTATTTAATTTGACCACCGGATTTACGAATTTCAAATCCACCAAGTTCCATAATTTCATCCGGATCAATCATGCCACTAAGACCCATCTCATCCGCAATTTGAGAGGCTGGAGGTGCGTACTCGCCAATATCTCTTACCTGTTCTCTGCGTCCTGCTCTTGGACCGCCTACAAGACCTTGAGCAATTCTTCTTCGTCTTTGAGCAGCAGACATTTTAGGTGGTTGAACTTTTGAAATAGCAGGAGAATTAACACCTTCAGCTACCATAAATTTTTCAGCAAGATAATCAGGACCAACCTTTCTTCTTCTAGGACCACCGCTTGCTTCCATATCATCAGCTTTTTGCTGACGCTCTAATTTTCTAATTTCAGAACCTCTTTTACCTTTTGGTATTTCAGTATCTTTTCTTTTAGCAGTCCCTGCCTTTTGTTTTGTTTTTGATCCCGGCTTTCCAGCTTCCTCCCATTTTTTTACAGAAGTAAAACCAGCAGCTTTTGCCTTAGCCTTTACTTCTGGAGATAAAGCTTTACGACCTTTACCTTTTCTACCACGTTTTAAACCAGTTTTAGAAGCTTTTGCAATTGGCATAATAAAAACTCCTACACGGAATAATCATATTCTTTGTTGTCAATGACAACAGTATCAAAACGAATTGATTCGTTATTGGCGGCTGGACCCTTTCTAGCAGCACCATAACCCTGTCCAGATGGACGAGCTACACAACTCATGCGCTCTTCCTTATATCGGTCAAAGCCCGCTTTATCGTAAGAATATTTCTTGTTATTAATGATTGGCATCTTATCCTCCTAACTACTTCCTTGTATAATTGTATTAGCACTTCCAGCTGGACTTGTATTAAGTTCCATATTATCCTGCCTTGCTCTTCTTGCTTGGTTGCGTAGACCATCAATAGAATTTTTAAGTTCGTTCTGCCACGTAGGTACAGTATTAAAACTTTTATTAAATAAAGACGCCTCAACCATTGAAGCATAGAAAAGAGCATCATAACAAAAGTCTGAGAAATAATTATTTGGTGTAGCTGATGTAAGCGTAACGGGTCTCGCTACGTAAACAACCTCTGTGTCATATGCGGAGGCAGGAGTAGGAGCAATGTAAATTTGCGTATTACTTTTCATTGCATAGTATTTAGGTTCTCCAACTGAAGTAGATACAAAAGGCCAATAGTCATTAATGTATTCTTGACTTCTTTGTAGCAAATTAATTTTAGAACCTGAAACTTTAATACTAATGTTTCGTATAATTCTTGTATCTGAAGCTAAAGAAACTAATGGATTATTAATACTCGTCACTACAGACACAGTTTTATTTAATGCAACATCATCTAATTCTTTAATTAGACGAAACTCAGCCTTATTAATAATTATAGGAATTTGATTTGAAAATTCCTGTGAATCATTTTCAGCTGTATTTTGAATGTCGGATACAAGATCACTATAAGAAGGCATCTATTTATCCATAATAAATATAAAATTTGCCGCCATCACTAGCACCAGCCAGTGAAACTTTACCAATGCATTTTACACCTACATCATTAATGTATACATTGTCCATTACATTTGTGCCAAGTGCAGCATGTTTTATCTTAGGCCCATCTTGATCACCAACAACTAGCTCAGATGCAGCTGAAACGCTAAAGGTATAAACTTGAATACGAGTATCTGCAACTGTTACACTTGTAATAGAATCTACAAATATACCATTCCCACCAGCGCCGCCAGTTACCTGTGCTATTCTAATGTTTGACATTTAAATCTCCCAAAGAAGGAGGAGAGAGGATTTCTCCCCTCTCCTATTTCTATTAGTTACCAGTGTTACCAAAGTAACTTCTCCAGTCAGACCAACCAAAGCTATAACGCTCTCTGGCCTTGAAGCGAAGGTTGCCAGTATCGAAGTCTGGCTCCATCTTTGTCTGGAGGGGCGCTCTAACAAACATCTTTGCACCGTTAGGAACATTCGTGCGAACGAACCAAGCATCGGTATCTGTAAAGCGACGGTTAATGAATGAACCCTTTGGAAGCATTGACATGCTTTGAATAGAGTTCACGTCATTCCAACCTGCTGGGTTGGTTGCAGCCTGTGAACCACCAAGGCTAGCAACTGTGCCAGAAGCAGGAATGAGAGTTGAATTGAGCAGTGAATTTGATGTTGCCCAGTTATCTGGAGCAATATGCAAAGATACTGCTGAACCACCAACAAGAATACCACGATCATCAGTAATCTTTTGAATTGTGGTAAGTGCTGACTCTAGTGAAGCAAACGAAAGGTCAGCAGCAGTAAGTAGGTTTGACTGAGTGCCATCAACGGTTGGGTGGGTAGCACTAAATAGTGGCTTTCCATCTCCGCCATGATAAGCAGCAATGTCAGTGAAACCATTGTTGAAGATGTCTGCAGCCTTTACCTGCTTGGTATTGGCCATTGCTCTTGCAAGTGCCTTTGCCCGTAGCTTGGCAAAAGTATCATACAGATTATCTTCCATTGCCTCTTCAGTTACTGCAAAGGCAAGTGAGATTGTCTCGTTAACATAACGAGCAACATAGCTCTCGCTTGCTTCGTCGTAAGTAACTGCAGCACCTTCACCCTTTACAGGTGCAGTGCCAAAGCCTGTGAATAGAACCTCTTCTTCAAAAGCTCTATCTGAGTTTTCAACCTCAAAGAGAGGCTCATGCTCATTATTAACTTCTCCATATTCTAGTCCAAATACAGCATTTAGACCGGGGAGAAGTTCTTTTGCAATACTAGCTCTATTAATAGCCATGATCAAACCCCCCTATTAAATGCCAGATGGTGCTGATAGAACAGCATCAACATGTTTTACAATACGAACTTCTAGAACAGGGAAGGCTCTTTCAGCAGAGACAGTAATATCATTACCGGGTTCGTCAAGAACACCGATAGCTCTAACTGGAAGAATAGTAGTTGCTCTTGTAGCTGCCTTTACACCAAAACCGGATTGTCCAGTATAGGTGCTTCCTGTACCAAGAGTTAGACCAAAGTTAACAGTATTAATATCACCAGAAGAGCAAGATGCATCAGCTTGGATGTAATAGGTTGACTTTGGATCAGTGTTTACAAATGCTTTAATATCTGTAGCACTAGTATTGGCTGGCCAATATTTGCTGTATGTAGGTACCCCATTTGCCACATAGTGACAGCCCATGAAAACGCCATCGGCGTAATCAGCATCGGCTGAAACTGGCTCTACGTTACCAAGGCTTGTCTTAACAAGATCGCCTGTGAACATATTTCTTGCATCTCCTGATGCAATTGGTAGCTCATCAAAACCTGTGGAGTTAGAACCAGAACCACGTTTACGGGCAGGAAGGAAACCTCTTAGGTTTTTAGTAGTAGACATAATGTCACTCCTTTCTGATTATCCCACCCACACTAACTATTCTTGAAAAGAAGGTCTTCGTCCCCTAGTTACTGTGGATTTACTATTGTTACTAATAGGCATTCTTGAATCTGAAGAGTTTTCCAGTTGTGAATTCACTGCACGCATTAACTGTGCGCTCTTATTTTCATAATGCCGTTTACGGGCTTCCAGCTTGCCGGTTGGCATTTTTGCCAAAGCTAAGTCTCCACGACAGACTGTTCCGCTATATCGCCCATTCTCCTGCACGATAGAAGATAATGCCATTTCTGGAACTTCTTCAGGAGTAACCCATGTCCATCCTTCTGCCATCTTCTTACCAACATTTTGGTAATCATCAATACCCTTTAGATTTATACGAATCCAACGTAAAGACATTCCTTCATTAGTAAATCTATTTTTTACTTGATTAGGAATGTTAAGGGCATCTGGCTCTTCATATGTCCACTCAGTTTCTTCCCTTGTATTAAGTTCTCTAGTATTGGCTGAACGTGCCTCGTTTCTTCGTGTGTTCATGTTTTAACTCCCTCGGCCAAATGTTATATCTGTATAATCACCTTCTGAATTATCAACCTTTAATTTTTCAGCGGCATATACTTCAAGCGGTATGTTCCATTTATTTGCAAGTCGAACATCTTCTTGTGAAAGTTTAATCTTCTTGCTGGAAGTTGCTGGCGACCGGGAAGCTCCAGCAACCACTTGAGCAGCAGGTTTCGTCTGCTGCGAACGATTCTCTTCATTAGCTAATTGATTACCAAACTTATGTGGAAACTCTGTTTTTAGTCTACGATCAATTTCCTCATAAAAATCTTCTTCATTAGGATCGTACCCCATTTGCTTTAACTCTGCATCAATAGCAAGAGCAGAAGCTGTCATGACGCTATCCTTTCCAAACCATTCATTTTCCGCAGCCCATTCTTCAGCCCTTGGATCAGGTCTTTGATTTGTTTGAGCAGGAGACTGTGTAGCGGCTTTCTTTTTTTCTTCTTCTTTTGCTCTAGTATAATTATCTAAAGCAGCTTTCTGCTTACTTAAATTATCTAAATCTAATTGACTTCTTTGAAGAACTTCAAGTGTTTTAAGAACTTTTTCTCCATCACCAGAATTATAAGCATCTAAGTATGCTGCTTTTGCAAGCGCAACTTTATCATTTAATTGCTGCTCACTCAAGCTTGTAGTTGTTTTTTGAGTGTCAACAAAACTTTGTTCTTGTTGTGATAGTCTTTCCTGTAACTCTTGCTTTTCTCTTAGTAAAGCTTGAATTTGTTCTTCTCGTTCTTTTCTTTGCTTTACTAATTGTCTAATTCTTTTTTGAGCGCCGTTAGTTTCAATACCGTCAAGCTCTTTTATTTCTTCTTTTTGAGTAGCTTCAGGTCTTGTTTCTAACTCTTCTTTAATCGGTAGAGTATCTTCTTCAATCTCGTACTCTACCTTTGCTGGTTCTGTAACGTCAGACCACTCGTCAGTATTATCTTCCATTTAAAATTATTCCTTTCGCTGATTCGACACAGACGTTTTACGAATAACTATATTATACACTATTTTTTGCGTTTACGCAACCCCTAATTTGATAAATTAAATGTAGGGTCTAAATCCTTTGGATTCTCTACTCTTAGCATGACTTGATCGTCATATAAAAGAATAACCTTAACCCCTTTATAAATCATTTTTACACCAGCATGTTTGCCATAACAAACATAATCACCTGGTTTACACCAAGCCCCCGTTGTAAATTTATCTTTGTCTTGATATGCAAGATCACCAACAGCTAAAACTTTTCCTACTGTTGTAAGA